CTTTCGACATTGCATATCTTTTGAATGATAATGGACAGACTGTAGAGCATTTTTCTTGTTGTTCCCCGACACCAACTCAAAATTAAATAAAGGACTGATAGTGTATGTTGGTATAAAGCCCTTGTAAAATAGGGCTTTTTTCTATAAGTTGAATGCAATCAATATAATCCTTAAAATTATCCTATCTTTATAAAGAAAAATAGGATTGTTCAATGGATTGGAAGTTTTGGAAAAAAACTGAAAAGAAAAGCACAGACTTAAATCAGATATTTAGAGAGTTCATAAATACAGGACAGCAAAAGAACTGGTTTGTAGTAAATTCAAACAAAGCAATGGGGTTTTACAATAAAAACTCAGCTTTATTCGATGCAGTTTCAAGAATAGTCCAGGAAATAACTAGCATTAAGCTTGCGGTGCAAAAAGAAGACACTGTTTTAAAAGAACATCAAGTCTTAGAGTTTTTAAAACACCCTAACCCTATACAATCTTATTCAGAGTTTATGCGTGATTTATCCACATATTACTTATTATGTAACAACGCATACATTAAAGCACTCGGGAATATAAAACAAAAACCTAGCGAGATTTATGTAGTAAACAACACTTACTTTTCTATATCCCCGAGGACAAACGGTGCGACTTATAAAATATCCCCACAACCATACAAACAATTCTTAGCAGGCGTCTTATCCATAGGAGAGAACACAAACGGACGGATACTCGATGACAATGGACTGGCTGAGTTAGTTCATATTAAAGACTTCTCAAGCGGATTGTATAATTCAGTGGAGGCTGAAAGTTCTTTAAATTCTATACTTTACGAATTACTTATATTAAACAGTTCAAATTCTCATAATATTTCAATATTAGAAAACGGCGTTTCAATAAACGGTATTTTCTTTGTCGACACGAACGATAATGAAGTTGTTAGACAAGTTAAGCATAGTTTAAAAACAGAGTTTGAGGGGTCAAGTCGTGCGGGGAAACACTTAGTAGCAAAAGGTGGCGGTTCGATTGACTTTAAACCTCTAACTATGTCAAATCGCGATATGCAATATTCAGAAAGCAAGGCGGACGCTAAAAGAATAATATACGAACACTTTAAAATACCAAGCCCTTTAATTACAGCCGAAGCACAGACTTATTCTAACTTTGAAACTTCACAGTTTGCACTTTATGACAATTCAGTATTGCCGAAGCTTAATTCAATTCTTGCAGAGCTTACACAATTTTTTAGAAATAGAAAGCTATTAACAGAAAACGAAAGTTTAACTTATGATGTTACGTCAATCCCTGCATTGCAATTAAGAACATACCAGCAGTTAGAAATGCTTAATAAAATAGGAATTACTTCAATAAACGAACAGCGTGAAATGATAGGTATGGACAGGATTATGGGTGGGGATGACTTATACATTGATAGTTCTAAACTACCAATTGCTGATACACTGGACATTGATGACAAACTTATTGATGACACTTTAAAAGCAAATAAATATTCTGAAAGTGAAATTAAGGAATTAAAGAATGACTACATTTACAAAACAATTAGCAAGAACAAGAAGGGCTAGGAAAAATCTCGGCTTTAAAATGATTTTAGAGCGTAGGTTTAATCCAGAAATTAATTCTTATTTTGCTAAAATACTAAAAGACTTTAAAGATGTTTACTCAACAAGCGGTGTAATGCTTGATATGAACAATTACACAACCGACACTCAGACGCTATTAAAAAAGCAATATACACGTGTTCAAAGATTTTTTAAAAAGGAAATGAGAGAAGAGGACGGCAAAAGTATTAACATACCTATGGAATTAAAGCAGGATGAGAGAGAACAAGAGCTTGATGCTTTGATAAACACTTCCCTTTTAATGCTTGCAGATCAATCTTCAAGAGAGCGTTCTGAGTTTATAATAGACACTAACTCAAAACAAATGCAGGAATCGATTGATGAAGCTAATGAACAAATAGCGCAAGAAAACTTAGCAAGAACACAAGAAGGTCAAGATGCAATTACTATAACAGATGCTTTGATAGCAAGCCAAGCAGTTCGTATATTGAAACGAAAATATGATGCAAGGAAACAATTAATAAACACAACCGAAACGCAGTTTATGAGCGAGAAGACAAAAGCAGTTGAGGCAAATGTAATGAGCGGACGCGAGCCTATGCAGGGTGTGGTTAGTCCGGTTGAACTAGGAGAAGTTAGAGAAGCCACTAAAATGTGGGCGGCGATACTAGATAAAAGAACCCGTGATATACACGCATCGGCAGACGGACAGACAAGGAATATTGATGAGCCTTACTTAGTGAATGGCGAAAGGTTAATGCATCCAGGCGATCCTAGTTTAGGTGCAAGTGCAAAGAACTTAATAAACTGCAGGTGTTCAAGCCTTAACAATATTAAGTAAAGTTGAAAGCATAATAACAAAAAAATAAAATTGAGCTATGGAAAAAAAAGAAACAAAAAAAACTAACTTTCCCGATAAAGGTGATGACAAGAAAATCAGCTTAAGGAATAGTAAATATAAACAGTTTGATTATGATTTTGCATTAAATATTAAAGAAAATCATAAAGACTTATGGGGAAAGTATGCGACAGGCGGAAGCGGTGAAGACAGAACTTCATTTACAGGTAGCGATGCTTTTAATGCTTGGACAAGATATAGAGAAGGAAGTGAGACTGAAAGCACTTTAGAATGGGTTAAGAGAAGAGAAAGGTATTTTGATAGATTTAAAAATGCAAAAAACAGTATAGCAAACGCAGTAGGTCATATGAAGTGGGGAGGGTATACATCTAACTTTACCGAATCAGAAATTAAAGGCGTGGTAAACGATTTTTTAGAAAATGAGAAAACATTTTTAGTGTCTTTAGAAGGTGGAAAAGATGAATACATTAAAGCTGAAACTTGGGAAGAGGCGGAAAGTCTATCAAAAGAATTATACGGGGATAAAGCCGAAGTTTACGGCGAGTTGGTTGAAACTATTAACTTAGAAAAGAGTAATAAAATGGAAAGTAAATATCTAAATACAAAGTTTGAGATTAAATCAGTTGAAGAAGTGAAGGAGGAGGGGCAAGACTTTTTCAAAATAGAAGGCTATGCATCTGTATTCGGCAATATTGACAGAGGAAACGACATTGTTTTAAAGGGTGCGTTTGAAGAGAGCCTTAAGAATTTCAAGCCAAAACTACTATGGCAACATAATATGGATGAGCCTATCGGTGTAATTAAAGAAATACACGAGGACAACAAAGGACTTTATTTTAAAGCACTTATGCCTAAAGAAGACAGCTTAGTTAAAGGACGTATTATGCCACAGGTTAAGATTGGCGGAATTGATTCAATGTCCTTTGGTTATAATGTAGAAGACTATGATTTAGTTAAGCAAGAAGAAGAGACAATGCGCCAACTTAAGAAAGTCAATGTTTGGGAGGTGTCTTTGGTAACTATTCCTATGAATCCACAAGCGCAATTGACTTATTTTAAAAGTGTAAAGGATATGCTTAATAAAGTTGATACTAAAGATAGTGATGTATTAAAGGAAATTAAGGAATTACAGGTTATGCTTTCAGAAAAGACAAATGAAGAAAACGAAGTTATAGAAGAAGAACAAACAGAAATTGAAAACAATGAAATTGAAACTGACAAGGTTGAAGAAAGTAATAAAGAGCCTAATAAGGAAGAACCTGAGAAGGAAGAAGTTGAAAAAGAAGACAACACAGAAAAATCAAAAGATGTTGAATGTCTTAAAACAATTAAAGAATTAAATAAATTTTTAAAGGAATCTGGCTTTAGTAATAAAGAAAGTAATGTAATTATTTCTAAGGCTAAGAGTTTTTCTCGCGATGAAGAAAATGAAAAAAAATCCCGTGATGGTGATTTAGATATTGTTAATGAACTTAAACAAATAAAGGAGTTATTGAAAAATGGCTGAAAATATGAATATGGTAAACGAGGCAGTTAAAGAGCTTCGTACTACTATGGAAGCCGTTGAGGGAAAAGCAAAATCTTATGATGAGAAATTAGCGGCTCTTGATGGTTTGGACGGTGCAAAAGTTAAGAAAATTAATGATTTTCTTGATGCACAGGAAGAAAAAAA